GTGCTATCGAACTTGTTTCCTAACTTAGGATTCTCTCTTCGGTGTTGGGGAGGTTTGGATTCGTTCCACTCCCCTTCACTGATATTTTTATTTATTAAGCTATGGCACTGACAACGAAACTAGAAGCGGTAAACATAATGATCTCTGTAATAGGAGAGTCACCTGTTAATACTTTAAGTGGAACAAGCGTTCCTGTAACCGTTACACAAGCAGTCCATGCGTTAGACGAAACTAGTAAAGCTATCCAATCAGAAGGATGGCATTTTAATACAGAGTATGATTATCCGTTAGTACCAGATGCTAGTACTAGTAAGATTACTCTTCCCCTTAACACTTTAAAGGTAGACTTAGACCCTGAGATATACACGGACTCTGATCCTGTACAACGAGGTACTAAGCTATACGACAGGAAGAACCACAGGGAAACTTGGACCAAGGACTTGAAAGCTATCATTACTTTTGAGTTAGACTTTGAAGAACTACCTGAACAATTTAGACATTACATAGCTGTTAAATCAGCTAGAATCTTTGCAGCTAGGTTCTTAGGCAGTCGTGAGATAGAAGGATTTGCTTTGAGAGATGAGATAGAAGCAAAAGCTAGAGCTATTGAGAGCGACTCTGAGAATGCAGATAGAACTATATTTGATAACTACAGCGTACTAAGAGTACTTGACAGGTAAAGATGCCACTGCTTAACACCAGTATTCCTAACCTTGCCCAAGGTGTATCACAACAACCTGACAATTTAAGATACCCTGGACAGTGTGATGAGCAGATAAACGCTTGGTCAACTGTAGTAGAGGGACTTGTTAAAAGACCTAACAGTAGGTTCTTATATGACACAGGACTAGGTGCTGACATTAACACTAATTTATTCAGTCATTATGTGGACAGGGACGATGAGAACCAATACCTGATTACCTATGACTCTACTAATAAGTTAAAAGCATTTGATCTGACTGCTGTAAGTATAGGTGCTGCAACTCTTTCTATTTATGTAGAGGACTCTGCTGCTAGTTTGTATCTTACAGGTGCTACTAATCCTGTCAAAGACCTCAGAGCGTTAACCATTGCAGACTCTACCTTTCTTGTTAATAAAACTACGGATGTAGCTAAAGTTACAGATTCAGAGTTAAAGACTCAACCGTTAGAGAAAGATGCTTTGATCTTTGTTAAGCTAGGAGACTATGATAAAGCTTACAGTATTTACTTAGACGGTCAGTTAGTTCCTGTTGCTAGTAGTTTAGCTTCTGAACATGATTACACTACACACGGTGATGCTCCTGCTACTTATATAAGTGGAAGGGCAGGACACAGTGACGGTAAGTACGCAGATACTGAATACATAGCTAAAGACCTTACTGCTTGTTTAGATGCTTTTGTTTCAGGTGCAGGTACTGTCGAAGTATTTTCTTTGACAGGAGGATCAGGAATGGGAGGTAGTACAGCTTCTAATAGATACTATTCTACAAATTTTACTTTTTCAGTCGATCAATTCGATAGTGGTACTAAAATAGGCACAGGAGCAGGAGGAAGTTTACTTCTTATCAATGGTGGTGTAGTATCTTCTGTTTTAAATTTCAAAGGAACAGGATATAGTAGTACAGTTTCTACTGCTGCGTATGATCCAATTACAGGTAGTGGGATGTTAGTTACTGTTAAGAGAGTACAAATAAACTACGCAAGGAACTCAAGAGAGAAACAAACTGTTAGCGTACTTGAATTTAATTACCTATCAGCTGGTGTTGTTATGCCTACTATATCCTCTGTTACTGTGGCTGGTTCTGCCACTAAATTCACTACAGAAAGAAATGGTAGCATTATAAAAATATCAGCTGATTCTGATTTTAGACTTAGAGTTTCGGATGGATTAGCTGACCAAGCGTTAGGTGTTATATATAAAGAAGTAGACAGCATCACTGACTTACCTAAATCTTGTTATAATAATTTTAGAGTTAAGATCATTGGAGATGCTGATTTAGACCAAGACGATTACTATGTCAGGTTCAAGACGAAAGACAACGAAAACTTTGGAGAAGGAAGTTGGATAGAAGAAGTAGGGTGGACTCAAAAAGATACAGATAAAGATGTTAGCGTAGGTATTGACAGGTTTTTAGATAGAGGTACGATGCCAGTAAGATTAGTCCCTGACCAAGCAACAGGTAAGATAACAAGCTTTACTTTAAAAGAAGTTGAGTGGGTAGGGAGGAATGCAGGAGATGATTACAGTAATCCATTCCCAACCTTTACAGACAAGAAAATAAACGACATCTTCTTCTTTAAGAACAGGTTAGGATTCTTGACTGATGACTCTGTAGTGTTCTCTGAAGCAGATGAATACTTTAATTTCTTTAGGACTACCACACAATCTCTGTTAGACTCTGCTCCAATAGATGTAGGTGTATCACACACTAAGATTAGTATTCTTAAACACGCACAAGCTTTCCAAGAGAAGTTAATGTTGTTCTCTCCAAAGACTCAGTTTGTACTTAGAGGTGGAGATTTGTTAACACCTAAGACTGTTACTATATCACCTGTGACTGAGTTTGATGTATCGGATACTATTCGTCCGTTAGCACTTAGTAGTTATATATACTTTAACTTTAAAAGAAATAACTTTGAAGGACTGCTTGAATACACAGTAGATAATAACACTGAGACATACAGAGCAGCTGAGATAACAGAACAGATAAACAAGTACATACCTACTAACATAGTCAGGATGGAAGGTAGTGCAGCTGAGAATATGGTGGTTGTACAATCAGACAGTGACTATAAGAAGCTGTATGTATATAAGTACTTTTGGCAAGGGAACGAGAAGATACAGAGTTCCTGGATGACTTTCTCCTTTGCTAGGAATGTTAGAAGCTTCTTCTTTATTGAAGCTACACTTTATGTCATAACCACCGATTCAGTAGGTACTTATGTAGAGAAGATACCAATGGAGAATGGACTTGTTGAGAGTGACAGAGGCTATGCTTTATTGTTAGACAGCAGGATTGCAAGTTCAAATGCTACCTATGTCAGTTCTGTTGCTTACACGAGGAGTGGTGGATCTGGGTTAATATTTAACGGTGATCCTAAATTTGATGTTACTAAGATAGTATCCACTGGAGGATTTGTATTCAGAGATGGTATGGCAGTGTACACAAAGAATGGTAACAGAAGAGCTTTGACTATTAGTAACTCTGTTAATACAGAAGCTATAGTTGATGGTAGGTTAGTAGCTTATGTTAAGTATTCTAATTATGTGACAAATGATAGTTATACATATAAATGTATTTTAACCCACACATCAGATGCAGCCAAAGAACCAGGCACAGGTGCTGATTGGGAAACCTATTGGGAAAGAATAGACTCAACAACTATAGTAGCTCCTGCTTGGGCTTTAAGTCAGAGTTATCAGACAGATGTTTTATACAAGTGTATCGAAGGACACACATCATCTGGTACTATACTTCCTGAGACAGACACACAAAAATGGGAACTAACTTCTGAAGTTTTATCTGCTACAACTTGGAGTGAGAATAGCCACGAGTACCTAAGTGATAAAGATTTCTTCATAGGATTTGAATATGATATGTTATACAGGTTCTCTAAGCAAAACTTAAAACAACCTACAGAGAGAGGTGGACGGTCAGCATCTGATTACACATTCCAAACTATTCGTAACGGTAGTATTGAATATGCAGACACAGGACACTTCACTGTAGAAGTAACACCTAAATTTAGAGATAAATACACTTACACTTACAACCCAAGTTTGTTAGCCTCTGTCAGTACACTTAGTAAATTCACACCTGAGACTGGATTCTTTAAGTTTGCTGTACAAGCTCAACCTAATGATGCCACTATCGAAATTAAATCTTCTAGTGCTTTACCAGTAAAACTGTTAGCAGCAGAGTTTGAATCAACAATTATATCAAGGAGTAGAAGATATGGAGGTTAGGATTGAACCTAGTATGGCAGACCTCGATGCTCCTATGTTATATGAGGACTTACGAGAAGAGGATATGATGGAGTGTATTGGATTGATGCACCACCCTAGAGATGCTGTGTACGGATCATTTGAATCAAGCAGTAAATGCTACAGCGTCAAGACAGATCAAGACGGTCTATTAGCTTGCTTTGGAGTTAGTCCGAGAGGGAATGTAGGTATAGCTTGGTTGTTAGGTACTAGGAAATTTTATACGATAAAGAAGAAATTTGTTAAAGAATCACAAGAGTGGATAGATGACTTGATGGATGGATTTGACTACTTAACAAACTATGTCATGGAAGCTAATACACTTAGTGTCAGGTGGTTAACTTGGTTAGGTGCTACTTTTGAAGATTGCAATTATCCTGGTTATAAGTCATTTAAGATAGAGAGGAAGTAATTTATTATGTGTAATCCAGCAGCATTAGCAATAGTAGGAGGTCTCCAAGCAGGAGTTCAATTTGCAGGTGCACGACAACAAGCTAAAGCACAAGCAGCCTATCAAGCACAGTCAGCAGCAGCGGAGCGTCAAAGAGCGTTACAGGAACAGACCTCAATCCGTATGCGACAAGCACAAGAGCAAGAAGCTACGGCTAGGGAACTTGAACAAGTCAGTAGGAAATCCCAAGAAGCGTTAGCTAGAGCTAGAGTTTCAGCAGGGGAAGCAGGTGTTGCAGGTGCTAGTGTACAAGCTTTGATGGATGACTATACTAGACAAGAAGCAGGGTATAGAGCAGCAACTTTAAGACAACAAGAGATGAGTGCATTAGGTACACAGCTAGGATTAGAACAAGCTGGATTAGCTTCTCAACAAAGACTTATCAGTATTAATCAACCTATAGATAAACCTAGTTTCTTAACAGCAGGTCTTGAAGCTGTTAGTGGTGGACTTAGTGGATACAGGACAGGGTTGGATATTAAAAGTAGGATGAAATCATAATGGCAGAACGAGTACAAGTACAAGGATTAGGAGGTGCAGTTCCAGGCATTCAACCTACTATTCAACGAGCAGGTCAGTACAGTGTAGCACAGGTACGAGCACCAAGGAATAAGTTGATGGACCTTGCTGATGCTCTAGGTCAAGTTAATCCTGCTTTACAAGCTTACGGTCAAGTACAGGAGTTTCAATTCCAAGAAGGTGCAGAGAGAGGAGCAATGGAAGCAGCGACTGCTGACTTAGAAGCTTCTGTTACTGAGTTAGATAAAACAGGAGAGAAGTTAGTAGAACAAGGACTGTTACCTAGATCACAACTAGTAGGTTATCAACGAGCTTTTAGGGAAAGAATAGGACAACGAGAAGCTAAGTCTTCTTATTTTAAGAATTTAAACGATAGGATTAACGAAGTAACTCAGAACCTAGAGAGTGATGAAGATATAGTAGGTACTATCATAGCTGAAGAAAGAGAGAAATCTTTACAGAAGTTAGGTGGTTCGCCTTTAGCTTTACAAGGTTTTTCTAAGTATTCTGATTCTATAGATAACAGTTTCTTTGCTAACGCTACTAAGAAGAGAGACAGAGCTGTTCAGGATTTTAATGAGGGGATGGTCATTGAGGATGCTAATGATACATTTCCCAATCAGATGTTAGAAGCTAATGTAGAGGAAGACTATAAAGACTTTGAGGATAACTTAAAAACTTGGATGGAAGAAAGGTCGCTAAAGGATCGCATACCAAGGTCTAGGATGGTCGAGTTAATTTGGAACGGCATGGCTAAGACAGCTGTAAGTGATTTGTTATTTCAAAAACAACCAGACAAAGCTGAAAAGATTTTAAATGCTATAACAGATGTAGATTTAACAGGAGATGGCGGTAAATTAGGAAATATAAATAGACCTAACGCTGAGATCAGAAAAGAAACTTTAGGCTTTAAATCTCAAATACAACAAGTAAGGGATGCTATCAAAGCGGATGTTGAGTTTGACGCTGATGATATAATGGCTGTTGTTAATCCTGCTTTACAATCAGTTAACGATGGTATAACAGGTATAGAACAATTAGATGCAATCAGTATTGCAAGTGTTGAAGATTTTTTAAAGGATGTAGGATTTGAGGGGGACATTAAAAAGGAAGCTAGAAGTTTATTAGAAAACAAAGCAACCTCTAGACTATTAGATTACACTAGGTTGTATTACGGTAACGATGCGAAAAGGGAGGCTTACGGTTTAGCTGCAAATAAAATAGATTACTCCGCTTTACAGATTACACAGCGATCTGCTTCTTATTTATCTAAGGAGCAAAAGAAGATAGTAACAGAAAATATGAGAAAAGCTGTAAAGGAAGGCAGAAGTGCTAAGGAGGTATTAAATGCTGGAGGTGAAATAGGAAATGTGCCTATAACAGATTTATCCATGAAAGTTGAAGCTGCTAAAATTGAAGAAGAACAAGTAGCTAACACATGGTTTGAGCGTTCGGAAATGTACTCAGCTAGAGAGAATGAGTTTGAGTCTGGATTCAATGAGGTAATACAAGATTTATATAAAAATATGAGCAGCCAAGATGTTTCTGAGATGGTCGTTAGAGAAACAGCACCTTTCAAAGAAAGATATAATAAGTTACTAAAAGAAAAGCAGACTGAATTAAAAGGTGCTCCTAATAGAGACGAAGAAATAATTAAAGCTTTTAATAAAATAAAGAAAGAAGTAATAGGTAACTTTCGTGATATAAAACAAGCTGAAAAGAATTATAAGGAAAGCTTCCTTGAGGAAATACAAGAGGACAAAAAATTTAAAGTAGACCCGCTTACTGAAATAACTCTAGAAAAAGGGGAAGAAGTTTTTAGGAAAACAGTAGGTACATACTGGCGTTATTTGCAGCAGAAGTATGCAGCATTTGCACCTGATAACGAAGAACAAAGAAAACAAGAGATTATTTACGATGTGGACTTAGATGAACTAGGTAAACTAGATATTGACAGTCGTAACATAGCATGGGAAAAAGTAGGAGTTATCAGAAGTACAATAGAAGAAGATACTAGCGGTGATACTTTAGACTTAGAAGACACTGAATTATTAATACACAGGAAGTGGGGATTTAGAAACCCACAAGAAGCTATTGATTTAGAAGCATCTAGGGGAGAATCTGTATTGAGAATAGATTTCAGGGAGACTCCTTATTTTGAAACACAAGTCATGTTAGGTGAAGAGTTTGATCTAATCAGAAACGAGTGGAGTACTTACTCTAAGTTAGGAGAAACAGAACGAAACTTAGATGACTTTCCTATTTTTAAAAAATGGAATCAAGCTTTTGGTGTTTTGACTCAAGAGGATATTAATACTGTAGGATTAGCACAAGCTGCACTCCTGAAAGGTATTCAATAATATATGAAGGTAGACAAAGATGGGTGGGTTGTTTTATTTGCTGAAGAAGAAAAAAAAGAAGAGAAAGTAGGCAAACCATTTGTTACAAAATCAACAGTATCACCTAAGCCTGAACCACAAGATGGATGGGTTGATTTAAACCTGACAGGAGATGAAGGCAAAGCTGTAGATATAGATAAAGAAAAAGAAAGTGTAGGAAGTAAAGAAGACGAAGCTTTTTGGCATCCGTTTGCTAGGCAGGTTATAGGTATAGGTTTAAGTACAGCAGCTAGAGTTGAACCAGTAGATAGGATTATTAAAAGAAGTACTCTTAGAACTGTAGATGATTTATACAACAGTGTTAATGAGGTTATCCCTTTAGGTACTAAAATATCTTTAGAAGATCAATTCTTGAGTGACCCTAAGTCTACTGTAGAAGAGGTATCCTCTAATATGTTATCTTGGATCATGTCTTTTGCAGGTCCAGGGGGTGCGTTAGCAGGTGGAGTTAAATTACTATCTAAAGCTTCTAAAATACAGAAGACAGGTAAAGCTTTAGAGAAAGTCATAGAGGGCGGTGAGTTGGGCAGGAAAGCTTTAAAAGGTACTAAGATAGCATTAGAAGGATTTCTTAAAGGAGCTGTAGCTGACTATATAAGAACTGATGTTGATGATCTCGAAACTGAACAAGCTATATCGAAAAGATTTCAGGAACTATATGAGGGAGGTGTATATGGTACACTTCTTAACTTAACAACATACGGTGCAGGTAGGCTTATAACTTCTCAGATGAGTAAGATAAAAGCTTTAAAGAAAGTCCGCATGGCTAAAGAAGGTAAAGCCGATCCTAAAGAAGCAGTAGAAGATTTAAAGAAAGCTATTGAAGAAGAAGAAGCTGTTAGAAAAGAACTAGAGATTGAGATTGATCCTAAAGATAAAGAGTTAGGATTAGAAGAACCAGAAGCACCAACCCTTGAAACTAAACCCAAAGCAGAAAAACCTGTTGTAACTGAGAAACCTGAAGGAGAGATACCTATTGTTGAGAAACCAAAGCCTAAGTTAAACCCAGAGGACGAAATAGAAAGAGCCATACAAGATAAACAAGATTTCCCTCAACAGGTACAAGCTATGGTCAGGGAGACTAGGAAGTTGAGCAATCAGATGACTCCTAAAGTTAATGGTTTAGCTGCTGACTTAATTAAACTAGACGATGCCATCAATGCAGGTTCTACTGTAGATGTAGGAAAAGAGTTCTCAAATATCAAAAGTAAAATAGTTAATATAGAAGATGATCTAAGAAGAAACCGTAAACTAATAGACATAAGAGCTAGAACAGCTAATATAGCAGGTCGTTTGTTAGCTGGCTTCAGGAAGAAGAAAGTAGATTTAACCAATCCATTTGAATACAACTCGGCAGTTAGGAATCAGATAAATAGTATAGATTCTCTGTTAGCTTTGATAGACGATGCTAAAACAGGTAAAGCAGGTAACGCTGACATACTAAATAACTTTAAAAAAGAAATAGAGTTTATCGAGGAGTTGGGTACTACAGGCGATTTATCTAAAGCCTTAGACAAGTCTTTTAATCTAACATTAGAAGATAGTTTAAATACTATATGGGGTCGTTACAAAAAAAGAATTAGTGATCAAGTACTCAAAACACTACGAGTATCATCACCTAAGAATAAAGCTTCTTTAGAATTATTTTCTAACAGAGTTACTACTACGCTTAAAGATGCTGTTAAAGTAAACAAGAACATAACTAAAAAGGTCAATAAAACTTTAGACGATGTTCAGGATATAATTAAGAACCCAGAGAAGTACAAGGAGTCTATCGACATTATTATCAAAGACATCAATCAAGCTAAGAACTTAGAACCAGCAGCTACAGAGAAAGCACTGTCTGTATTGGAAGATTTAAAGAATGGTGTTAATAGTAAAAGATTTATAGATAGTTTGCCAAATCGTAGTAAATTCGTACAAAAAATACTAAAAGAAGAAATTGATAACATAGGCAAGAAGATAAGAGATGCTGTTAAGTTTGGTACGGAAAGGAAGTTAGTTGATGATGTAATCAAAGATATATCTGATAAGCTTAAAAACCTCAGTAGTACAGAGCGTACAGTTTTACTTAATACTATCAGAGTAGAATTAGCTAACACTATAGGAACTGTTAGAGATGATATACTAAGTAGGTTTAAGTCTAAAGAAATATTCCAGCAGTATGCTTTGAGACAGAAGATACAGGAGTTGGATGAAATGTCTAACAAGAGTATTAATGAAATCAAAGAGTATCTTAAATTAGAAAGCAGGAAGATACAAAACGATCCAGAAGGTATTAAGATACTAAAGAAGCAAGCTAGAGAATCTAGGAAGAAACTTACAGATCAAATAAAAAATGAAGAGATAGCTGCTAAGAATCTTTTTAATAAACAGTTTCTACAAGCTTACTACGACATGAATCGTAAAGGTGCTTCTGATATGGCTAACCTAGAGTTATCTCTGCGAGTGCTTGAGAAGTGGAGGATGAATACAGGGTTACTTATGAGTGTAAGAACTTGGACTGTGGGTATACCCTCTGCTGTTATAATGAATGTAGTACAACCTCTCCGAAAGGCACTGCAAGAGTATTCGTCTATCAAGCAGCTACAAAAGCTAGGTAAGATGAACCGTGATATTAAAGCACTAGAAGTAGCACTAGAAGACATAAAAGCGATGTCTTTGTATTGGACACATTTCGGTGATGCTTGGCGTGCTTTAAAACAAACATTTAAACAAGGCGGTGAAGGTTCTTTTATGTCTAGCAATCTAAAAAGACACGAAGAAGATTTGGTAGGTGCAGCTGATGATTTAACATCAATGGTAGAAAACCCTCTTAAATTAAGCTTTAAGAACAAAAAAGAGCTTTCAAAACTTTACAAAGCATACGGTGTAGAAACAGCTGAAAGCACAAATCGGATGCGTAGATTCTTCGAAGACATGGCTATAGGAGAACCTACTACTAAGATCAGCAAACTGTTTGACCCTTTGTTTTCTATAAGCTTTAGAGCAATGAGTACAGCTGACCAACCGTTTCTATTTTTAGGAGCTATGCGTAATCTTCGTGCCGAGAGTATGAAGAAAGGAATGAAGCAGGGTCTAACAGGTGATGCTTTAGAAAAGTTTGTAAAGGAAGAAGCAGATAAAGCTTTGAATAAAGAAGGTGATATGTTGACTTGGGCTAACCACGAAGACTTTGAGGACATCAGAGAGATGGCATTGTCTATAACATTCCAACAAGGTTATGCTGATAAATGGACTTCCATGCTCGCCAAGTCGTTTGCAAATTGGAGTAGAACTAGAGGTCCAGCAGGTGGTGGATTCTTAAACGCAGCTTATAACGATCCTTACATTAATCCTGCTAAAATTTTTACTAGGTTAATGACTGCTTTTATTAAAACACCTACAGCTATTGCTCAGTGGACTGTTGATACTTTTCCTGGTACTGCTGTACCATATTGGGCTTTAACTAGATTAGGTAATACTAAGTTCGATTTTAGGATTAATAAAATAGATGAGCATATAGCTGAATTAACAGAAGGACTGACCGCTAAACCTATAAGTAAAGAGATAAAGGATAAACTAATCGCAGACCGTTCTGCTCTGTTACAACAAAAAGAGGACTTAATCTTAAAGACTATAGAAGTACGAGCTGAATCGACTGCTAATACAATGTTAGGCTTAACGATTACAGCTGGTGTTACTTTACCAATTCTAAATAACAACATAACAGGTACAGGTGCTCACTTAACTCCAGATCAAAGGGAGAGAATGATAGAGGCAGGTTGGAGACCTAATACTATATTTATAGGAGATCAGGCTATTGATTACAGTAAATTTGAACCGTTCTCTACGATTGTATCGGCTTACGCTGACGGTTTACATTATTTAATAATGACAGGAGATGAAGACACAGAAGAGTACCAAGGTTTGTTTAATACTGTGTGGTCTTCCTTTATAACCAACTTTAAGGATAAATACTTTCTTAGAGGCATTCAAGAGATGTTTGATCTTCTGGATGAACGGAATCCTACAGGTAGATTAGAAACATTCTTCGCCAATTTAGCAGGTACTTTTTTTCCGAGAGCATTGAGAGAAATAGCAACAGCTAATGAAGAATATCAGAAGAAGGCTATAGGTTTTGTTGAGCGTTTAAAGATGAAAGTAGGTTTAGATACGCAGCGTATAGAGCGTAATATGTTAGGTGAAAAGGTAAAAAGGAAATACACCAACGAAGGTCTATACGGTTTAGTAAGCCCCATTTATGCTTCTGAGATTAAAGATGATAGAGTAATGGAAACGATTGCTAACTTTAGCGAGAAGTTCAACTATCAAACATTTTATACTAGAGGCGGCATAGATATGAGAAAGTTTAGGAATAAATCTAACGACTATCCTTTGTTTCAAGCTTACACGGATTTAGTATCAAGAAAAAAGAAAGAGACAACTATAGGAACAGATACCCAAGAATTAAACCTAAGACAAGCTCTAAACAGATTGATAAAGAGCGAGGAGTATAAAGAAGCTATACAATACGGAGAACCCTTAGAGGGAGAGCAATCTAGGAGTCAACTTATAAAAGATAAACTAAGTGAATATAGAAATCATTTCTGGACTGTTATGCAAGAAAACCCAAGGTATAAAAACTTTGTTAATTCAGATGGAAAATCTTGGTTAAGTTTTATTGTAAAAGAAGAACCAACCCAAATTAGGAGGAAGCGTAGAAAGGTGGAAGGACCATTCGACAAATTTGGACCTAATCAATAGTGCTTGAACTTTATCACAAACAAACTAATAATATATTAACATGGCTAATACATTCGTAGATTACACAGGTGCTGACGGAACAGGTACTGACAACAAAGATTTCGCTTTTTCATTTCCTTATCTTGATGACTCTCACATTGTTGTACAAGTAGATCAAGCGAGTGTACCAGGTGGTGCTTTTGTTACTAAAGCTTTAACCACAGACTATACAATAGTAACCTCTCCTTCTAAGCTTATCAGGTTTGTATCTGCACCTGCTTCAGCTGACAGGATAAGAATTAAAAGAGACAGTGCATCTGATACTGCTCTAGTAGACTTTGAAAACGGTAGTGTACTTACTGAAGTAGAACTAGACCGTGCTTACTTACACAACTTATATCTTAACGAAGAGATAGAAGAAGGTAGTGGTAAGAATGTAATGACTAAGAACAGTGCAGGTAACTTTGAAGCTGACTTAGCTAAGATAGTTGATGTAGCTGATCCTACTCTTGCACAGGATGCTGCCACTAAGAACTATGTGGACACACAAGATGCTCTACAAGTTACCAAGACTGGGGACTCTATGACTGGTGCGTTAGCAATGGGGAACAATAAGATCACAGGTCTAGCTACTCCCACAGCAACAACTGATGCGGTAAATAAATCATACGCTGATAGTCTATCTTTCTCTGGGGCTTCTGAAGCTTATGTTAACCAACAAATATCCAATCAAATAACAGGGTCTTCTACTGCTTCGTCTAAATACACTTTTGCAGGTAATGGTTCTACAACTGCTTTTACATTTAGTCCAGGGATTGATTTAAACGGTGATACAATGTATGAAGTAGCTATTGATGGTGTAATGCAAGAACCTACCGTTGCCTATGCCATAGATTCTACAGCAAACACAATTACTTTTACTAGTGCTCCTCCTAACACTTCTAACATTGTTGTTATACAAAGAGGTTACTCAGTTCCTGTTTCAGCTGGTCTTACCTTATCTAGCATCGAGAATATTGCCAATAACACTTTACTAGGTAACGATAGTGGTAGTAGTGCTGCTCCGCAAGCTTTGACATCGACTGAAGTAAGGACGGTTTTAAATGTAGCAGATGGTTCTACAGCGAATGATTCAGACGCTAACTTAAAGAACAGAGCTAATCACACAGGTACTCAACTTGCTTCAACTATATCTGACTTTGATACTGAGGTAGCTAATAACTCTGCTGTTACTGCTAACACAGCTAAGGTATCTAACGCTACACACACAGGAGATGTTACAGGAGATGCTACACTGACGATAGCAGACGATGCAATAACTACTGCAAAGATTGCTGATGGAGTTGTAATTAAATCAACTAACATCGTACTGTATGATTCAAGTTCATCAACAGAAGGTGGACAACTCTACCTCAATGAACCTGGCGTTAACTCACCTGTTATTGATGAGAGTCAGTCCTTTCTATTAGATACTTTTAAAGATACTGGTAATATCCACAACCA